TTACAATCTTTAATGGACACAATTTACAAATATGGCGAGTTGTCCGAGAAACAATTAGCTGCAGTGCAAAAGGGTATGGCCAAAGCCAAAGAGTGGGAAGCCAAGAAAAACAAACCTAAAGCTAAAATAGATCTTTCTGCTATTAGAGAAAAATTAGAAAAGGGAAAAGAAAAACTTAAGAAGCCTGTCATAAGAGCAGGAGATACATTTAAGTTTACTTTTGCCCCAGAAGATGGCAAGAATGCAGGATTTATTTATATCAGGCATCACAATAATTACATTGGTAAAATTGCAGAAAATGGAGATTTCTTTCCATATAAAGCAACTAAAGAGCAGATTACATATCTTAAAGAATTTGCTAAAGATCCAATCAAAGAATTAAGAACCTATGGCATGACTACAGGAAGCTGTGGATTATGCGGTAGATCCTTAAGCGTAAAAGAATCTGTAAAGAGAGGATATGGACCTATCTGTGCAGAGAATTACAACCTTCCATATAACTTTTAACAGGAGATAAAATGAAAATAAATATCAACGATATAGAGATACCTTCAGATGAAACTATCTTACCTGAGCTTTCCAGACAGCTTTTAGAGCTTCTTAATAACTCTTATAAGGCAGTTTATTCAAGAAATCTCTCTGCAGAAGATAGAGAAAAACTTATTGAGATGTCTAATAAGATAATAGATATCAATCAAGATCTTCTAAACTATCTATACCCAGACAGACCTAAAGTTGAAGTTAAATATTTTAAATAGGAGAAAATAATGCATAGAGTAGAATATCATTTAGTAAAAATCACACAAGAAGGAGATACTCCTCACTGGGATATGGTAAGCGAGTATTTAGACCTTAAAGCTGCTTTAGATAATTTAGTCAAACTTACTTGTCCTGATTACAGCTATTTATTAAGAATAGAACCAGTAGAAGTTGAATGGTTCAAAATAGATGGCAAATGGGAAAAAGAAACAACTTTAAAATACGACTTTGAAGGAAATGACGATATCTACATTTCTAATTATGTAAAAGGTTGGGAAGATTATGTAAACACACTAAGGAGTAAAATATGAAAATATACACAGTTCAATACATAGGATACGAAGGAGAGTATAGATATGCAGTATTTGAATCAAAAAGAGATGCGACAAGGTTTCAGAAAATTATAGAAAAGGAAATGTTAAGTGACCGATACAGAGATTCAGATTTAATTCAATATCATTTACCAACTATAGAAGAACAGAGCATACCTGTTACTAGGAAAGGCATATTAAAAGCTATTAACCACGGAATGAGGTGTACAAATGACTCAGATCACGAAGTATTTGGAAAAGGAAAAGATTACACAAACTATTACTAATCTTTATTCTTAAAAGTATTTCTGCTATAAATGTGGGAATTTTTAGGAATAAATGAATAAAAAAACATCTAAGAAATTAACAGAGTCAAAAAAAGAACAAATAAGAAATGAATTTGTTCAAGGGATTGTAGATGAAGATGGTAATAGAACTTATCCTAAAATAGAAGATCTAATAAAAAAATTCTCAGTTGCAAAATCAACGCTTTACAGAGTAGCTCAAAACGAAGAATGGAAGATATCAAGAGAAAGATTTCAAAAAGAACTACAAACAAAATTAGATAACGAAAGAATAAAAAACCTAACAGAAGAGAATAAAAAAATAGACATTACATCTATTAACTTAGCAAAAGCACTTATGGCTACTGTAGGACAAGGCATAAGAAGAAATACAGAAGAAATAAATCAAGGAAACTTAGGACTACCTCCAACTCAGCTTAATGCTTTAGCTAATACTGCTCTTACTGCACAGAAGATAGCTAAGTTAGCATTAGGAGAAACAACAGAAAATGTAAATCTAAATGCAAACTTCAAAGAAGCCGATGCCTTCAGAGAAGCTATGGAATTGCTTGACACAGTTGCAGAGCAACGCAGAGAAGCAAACGATAGCTCTGTACACTGATTGGCTTAAGACAGCTAGACCTAAACAACTTGCTCCAAACCAAGAGAATTATATTTGGCTTATCCTTGCAGGTAGGGGTTGGGGTAAAACAAGAACAGGAGCACAAGATATCGCATTGTATGCTCTAAGAAATCCAAATGTAAATTGTGCTGTAGTTGCTCCAACTCATGGAGATCTAAGAAGAGTTTGTTTTAATGGTCCAAGCGGTTTACTTTCTATCATTCCCCCAGAGTGCTTTCTACAAGAAAAAGGATATAAAGGTTATTCATCAAGTGTATCTGAAATAAGATTGTTTAATGGATCCAAAATAACAGGCTATGCAGCCATAGATCCAGATAGGCTAAGAGGGCCACAATTTCATAGAGCTTGGTGTGATGAGCTTGCAGCTTGGAGATATCCAGAATCATTTGACCAACTTATGTTTGGTTTAAGGTTAGGAGATAATCCTCAATGTGTAATAACTACTACACCGAAGCCAACAAAATTAATTAAGACATTATTAGAAAGAGAAGATTGTATTGTAACGAAGGGATCCACTTTTGAGAATGAAGCAAACCTTGCAGAATCTGCACTAACAATGCTTAAAGAAAGATACGAAGGAACAGTTTTAGGAAGGCAAGAACTTTTTGCAGAAGTCATAGAAGAATTTGATGGAGCACTTTGGAATACAAAAATGATAGAGGCAACACGATTACCTAAGACAGAAGAAAGAGAACTAACACAAATAATAGTTGCTATAGATCCAGCTGTAACTGCAAATAAAAACTCTGACGAAACAGGAATTATAATTGTAGGTAAAGATGCTAATAATTCTTTTTATGTACTTGAAGATATTTCTGGTAGATATACACCTGATAAATGGGCTAGAATAGCGATTAACGCTTTTTATGATTGGCAAGCTGATCGTATAGTAGCAGAGGTTAATAACGGTGGAGATCTTGTGGAAAGACTTCTTAGAAATATAGATCAAGGCATACCTTACAGATCTGTTCATGCTACTAGAGGAAAGATTTTAAGAGCAGAGCCAATATCAGCACTATATGAACAAAGAAGAGTACATCATATAGGTTATTTTGAAGAGCTTGAGACACAGATGTGCACTTATACAGGCGAGGGACAAAGTAGTCCAGATAGATTAGATGCTCTTGTATGGGGATTGACAGAACTAAACAAGTCAACTGGCAATATAAGTTGGAGGATTAGTTAAATGGCACAAAAAAACTTTTTTCAAAGAATCTTCTCAAGAGAGGAAGAAAAACAAGTTAATTCAAATATGGTTGGTTACTTCGGTGTTGGAACAGGAGATGCTAAAAATTATAAATATCAAGACCTAGCAAAAGAAGGATATATGAAAAACGCAATCGTATATCGTTGCGTTAATGAGATATCTAAAGGAGCAGGTGCAGTAAATTATTCAGTAAAAAGCGGAGATCAGGTACTAGAGCAACACCCACTCATAGATTTAATAAATAGGCCAAATCCCCTTCAATCTTATTCCGAGTTCTTTAATAGCTTATTTGGTTTCTTACTTCTAAGCGGTAATGCATATGTCCTTAAAGTAGGATCTGATGTAGGTGGCCCAAGAGAACTGCATCTTCTTAGACCTGACAGGATAAATATAAAAGGTGGAGGAAAACCGATCCCAACAAAATACGAATACATAGTAAATGGCAGAGTTCAAGAAATATACGAGGTAGATCAAGACACAGGATTTTCTGATATAAAACATATAAAGCTATGGAATCCTTTAGATGATTATTATGGTTGTTCTCCTTTACAGGCAGCAGCAGTAGAAGTAGATCAACATAATCTTTCCTCTAAACATAATATAAATCTTTTGAATAATGGAGCTAGACCTAGTGGAGCTGTTATTTTCAAGCCTAAAGATGATCAAGGTTTTACAGTAAATCTCACAGAAAGCCAAAGACAACAACTACTTACAGATTTAAACAATAGATTTGTTGGTACAAGCAATGCAGGCAGACCTATGCTTTTAGAAGGAGATTTTGACTGGAAAGAAATGGGATTATCTCCTAAAGATATGGATTTTATAAACTTAAAGCACATGAGCGCAACAGATATAGCATTATGCTTTGGAGTACCAAGTCAACTTGTAGGAGTTCCAGATGCACAAACCTATTCAAATGTTGCTGAAGCAAGGTTAGCTTTATACGAAGAAACAATTATACCGCACTTAAAACTTATACAGTCAGATCTGAATGAATGGCTAGTGCCTATGTTTAGCGAAGATTTAGAGTTTGCTTACGATTTAGATGCTATACCTGCTTTAGCAGAAAGAAAAAGAAAAACATACGAGAACATTACTTCTGCAGTTAATTCTGGAATTATGACAAGGAACGAAGCAAGAGAAGTTATTGGTCTTTCTCCAATAGATGGAGGAGATGATATTTATATATCGGCTACTTTGTTTCCTTTAGGAAGTGAAACTCCACAAGAGCCAGACGAGCCTGTAAACGAAGATGATGAAAAGGAGTATATTGAAGATGACTTTGACTTTGATTTAGAAGAAGAAAAAGATACTAAACAAACAAACTTTCCAAGAAGTGGAGACGATGAAACTATCTCTCTTAGAAATTCTAAATATCCACAATTTGACTATGGTTTTGCAAGAGATGTAAAAGAATCTACGATAGGCAAAAAGATTTGGAAAACAGGCGGAAATATTAGAGGTAACGAAGCATTTATGCTTTGGGGTAGAGCTAGAGAAGGATCTAAAACACCTGCAGTTCTGGATTGGATAAAAGAAAGAGAGTCTTGGGCAGCAAGACATTTTAGAGACGGACAAAAATTCAAAGATGGAAAAACAGAACCAAACTTGTCAAATGTTGCAGGTGTAGTAGCGCAACTAAAGTGGGGAGTAATAGGAACTTTAGGAGAGCAAGGAATGAAAGATGTTATCCTTGAGCTTACAAAAAAATTAGAAGGTAAAAAAGATCCTGACGAAAAATTCATAGACGAAAACTGGCAATTCTTTATTGACGAAGAGGACGAATTAGAAGTTGTAGAAGATCAAAAACAACTATCAGCAAGAGTCAAAGAAGCTCTTAAAAAGAAAGTAGATGAGCACAATGAGAAATATGGAGATAATCCAAAGAAGCGTACTACCTTAAGAACCTTAGAAGCAGTCTTTAAAAGAGGTGTAGGAGCATATAATACAAATCCTGGTTCTGTACGACCCGGTGTAAGAAGGCAAGGTGGAGCTGATCGCTGGGCATATGCTCGCGTTAACAGTTACCTTTTTGCTTTAAGAACAGGACGACATCAAGGCGGTAAACATGATAATGATTTATTTCCTAAAGGACACCCACTAAGTTCTAAAAAATAGTTTGCAACCAACTTCACAACCTAAACCAACACTAGCATTTAGGAGAAAGAAAAAAAAACAACAAAAGAGAAAGCACGATCAATGAATTTAGTAAAAGAATTTAAAAGGTTATTTTCGTTTAGGCAAGGTAGGGTCAATAGAAGAAAAGAAGTACGACAACAATTACGAATAAGAAAAAATTTAGAGAGATCTCTTTTTAGAAAGTTAACAAGTTTATTTAGAAAAGCAATCAGAGTCAGAAGTTTCTTGTATGAAGAAACAGGAATATTTGAAAAAGATATTTTAGTAGGTTCTATAAACGAAGAACTTATGCCTGTAATGTTGCAACACTTTAAGAGAGTTTTTAAAACAATTTACGATTTCCACGAGGCAAAATATAAAACCTTAATTAAAGAAGAAGCATTAGTATTTGATAGAAATGTAGATATTGATAATTTAGCAAACGAGTTCTTCAAACAAAGGGAGCTTTTTTTAGTTGGAGTTTCTACAAGATTAGCTAATAGAGTTGATAAAATTATTAGGGAAGGAAGAGAAGCTAACCTTACCTTAAGAGAAATAGCAAAAGAAATAGATAAGATAGTTTTGCCTATAGTAAGAAGCAGAGGAGCTTTAATTGCTAGAACCGAAACACATAATGCAGCAAGTTTTGCAAACCATAAATATCATGAAAAAGTAAGAGATGATTACGATATTCCTATGGTAAAGGTATGGAGTTCTGTAAACGATAGCAGAACAAGATCAAATCATGCAGCAGCAAATGGCCAAAGAGTTGGAATGGACGAAGATTTTTTAGTTGGTGGTTTACCTATGGGATATGCAGGGGATCCAAGAGGTGGAGCAAAAAATGTCATTAATTGCAGATGTGTGATACTGTACGCAGATGAAAATGATATTGTTCAATGAACATATTTAACGATATAATTTATTATGCCGATACCCAAACCGAAAGGTGGCGAAAGCAGAGAACGATTTTTAAACAGATGCATGGGAGACAGAACTATGACTGATGAATATAATCCAGATCAAAGGTACGCTGTCTGTGCAAACGCATACGATGACTCCAAAGGGAATGACCAAGCTAAACGAGAAGTAAGAGATGATGTCTTTACGACAGAAGCTGAAGCTGAAGCAAGAGCAGAAGAAATAGGTTGCTCTGGTACACATCAACATACAGAAGATGGAATGACTGTATATATGCCGTGTGCTTCACATGATGCTTATATAGCAGCAGAAGGTAGAGATGTAAGTGGTTATCATGATGAAGATGATGACGATAAGAAAAAACCTAAGAAACCAAAGAAAAAAGAAGGTTGTTCTTGTCAAGAAACAAAAGACTTTGAAACTCAGATACAATTTAAAGCTGATCTTAAGATGGGTCACGAAGATGAAGAGAAAGACGAAGGTATCTTTGAAGGGTATGGATCT